AATGACGCCATTAGGCAGGCTTCCATTGCGTCGTAATTCATGGTCGGAACCTGCCCGCGGCGATCGGCGCGGGCGTCGAATTCGACGACGACGGCAACGCTCTTGCGGATGACCTGCAGCAATCCATTCATTAGGCTATTTTCGCCGGCTTCCTGATTGACCGGAACGACATACGCGGCCGGCAGGACCATCGTCGCGTTGTAGTTTTTCAAGCCCTCGGCGAAGTCGGCCGCGCCCGCGACGCGGCCGGCGAGAATCGGGCAATAGGTCCGCAATTGAGAGATCGTCGCGTCAACCAGCAAGCGTCACCGGATCGATTAGCGAGAAAGCGCTGAACTGGATGTTGGTTAGCGATGCCGTGCCACCGTTCGCATGCAACGAGAGATCGAACCAGTACGAAGTGCCGGGCGTAAGCCCGCTCACCAGCGCGTTTTGACTGAATGACGCAAAGGTATTGCCGCTGGTCGTCGCATCAAATTGCACCTCTTGGCCGAGCACCGTTCCGACCGGCGCAGCACCATTGACCGGCGCCGCGCCGGTGCCATAGCGCATCGAAACGAACGACTGGCCGTTATTGGCGGAATTGGCGATCGTACCAGTTACGACGAGAACGATACGCGTCGCCGATACCGGGTCGATTACCACCGCTAGGCCCATCATCAGGTCGGTAGCCGAGCTGGTTCCGGCCGGCGCAGCGGCGGCGATGGTATTGGCATATTGCTGCCGCGCGGCGAGTTGCGCGACTTGTCCTTGCAGCGCGGTGATCTCATCGGCGGCGGTCTGGAAATTGGCGCGGACGTCCGCCGTATAGGCCGTCGTCGCGGTCGGCTTGGTAACGTCGATCTTCGAGCCGCTCACTTGGTTTGCTTCCAGGTTAGGCCCTGGTCGAGCGCGAGCCTTACGCGGCGTTCTAGGCCTGCCTGCTCTTGAGCCATGACGCGGTCGAGAAACGGCCGCGGGGCCAGTGTACGGGCCTTGTAACGCCCGCGCGCATGGCGTTTGCGGTTCTGGCCGCGCCAGCGACCGGCGACCGCCGGCCGACCGCCAAACGGATTGCCGCCGCCGCTCGCGCCGGCCTCGAGGAACAGCGAATAGAACGCCCGGGCGCGGACCGCGAAGCCCTCGCCGGATTTGTAGGCAAACGTCTTGAGCGATTGGCGCAAGGTTCCGGTCACCCGGACCGGCGGCTCGCCGGCCGCGGACGCGGTATAGGCGACGGCGGAATAGGCGCCGCGATACTGCGAGCCGCCGCCGCCGCCATAGCGCCGGCCGGAGCCGCCGCTCGCCGCGATGAGCCGCGTCGTCTTTGTTTTGATGTCGCCGCCCGCGCTTCTCATCAGCGAACGTAAAGCTCTCTGGTCGTTAGCAAGTTCGCCCCAACTGCTAATGGTCATTTTCAAGCCGGACACGTTGACTTTCCGACGATTATCCGGCGACCATTTGCGCGACGGCGGCTATGGCAGGGAGCGGTTTTGTAGGTTTCGGTCAGGTTTGATTTCGATAATGCGCCCATTACTACGGATCCCATGCGGTTCCGACCGGCGGGTCCCAACTAGTCGCCCCGCCGTCCCAGGTCGTGCCGGCGGTTTCCGGCTGGCCGCCCTCGGCGAATATCCGCTCGCGCTCCGCGTCGCTGTCGTCTGCGGTCGTCCGCGCCGCCTCGAGCTCGGTCTCGATCTCGACGAAGCGCTTGCGCCCGCCGGTCTCTTTGATCCGGCGGACGCGGTATAGCTCGGTCCGCTGCGTGCCGTCGGACGGGCGCAAAGTCGAGCGCATGATGACGTGCGTCGTCTCGACGTAATCCTGCCAGCGCATGCGGATCAGATGCGAAACCGGCGTATCGACGGCGACCGAATTGTAGAACGTGCCGGGATAGGTCGCGACGATATCGGCATGCGTCGTCGCGATCGGGACCAGCGTCTCGACGATCGCGGTGCTCGCGGTGTCCGGGTTCTGGTCGCGACGATAGAGCGTCACGAGCCAGCGGAGCGCGCCGATACCGTCGTCGAATTGTCCAGTCGGATTGCGCGGCATTATAGCAAACGACCGTGTCGTCGCATCCAGACATAGGGGTCCATGTCGCTTTTCTCTTGATTGCACGGAGTGCAGAGCAATTGCCGATTCCACTCTTCGTCACTGCCGCCAGACGCGCGCGGCCAAATATGGTCACACACGAAAGGAACCAATTTTAGGCTCACGCCGCCGCAGATGGTTCCGGGGCACCGCCCTTTTTGTCTCGCGTAGAGCCTGCCCTCCATTTCGTGTTGATTCGGTAGCTTGCGGCGGGCACTCATCCGCTGAAGGTCCAAAGCCGGAAGGGATCGAGCAAGCGAAAGAACGCGGGCGGCATGTCGTCGGCGGTATCGCCGCGCCGTTCGTAATAGAACGCGGTGCCGACCAGGATCGCGTGAAGGATCGGCGACGGGATTACCGTCGGGTCGGAGTCGCCATAGCCGGCGGTGTATTGGATTTGCATCGACTGCTGCGGGATTTGCGGCAGCAATTGCGGCTGGACGGCGACATAGGCGGGATCGACGCCAAGGTTGAGCGTGTAGTCGGTCGCCGGATTGGCAAGCTGCAGGTCGTCGAGCGCGCCCCACATGATTTGCTCGACCGACTGGCAAGGCGCGCGCGGTAGCTCGATCGGCCGCTTGACCAGTGGCGGCCAATTGAGCGGAAAGACGATCAATGATTGCGGCACGAGCGGCGTCGCGGTCGGCGGCGGCGCCCAGGTGACGTTGTATTGCAGCTTTTGAGTGAATAGCGCGCGGTTTAGGTAAGCTTCGGCGCGCTGCCGCGCGCTGGTTACATATATCGCAATTAACGTGTCGTCGTAATCCGCGTCGATCCGGCAGTGCTGGCGTGCGAGCGCGGTGGTAACCGGCTCGCTCGCTGGCGGCTGGAGGATGCGGAGCGCGGCATACACCGGCTTACTTCCTGACGATCGGCGCCGGCTGGCGTTGCGGCAACGGCGAGGCTTGCGCCTCGCCCTCGATCTGCACACCGGCCGGCGGTGGCAATGCTTCCGCAAACCGCGTCGCCACAAGATTGTTCGCCGTCGATAGCGGAAAGACGGCAATGTCGCCGGCCATTAGGTTGTTCCAGCGTCGCGTCATGCGGACGCGCGCGATCGATTCCGCCATTCGGTCCTCCTATTACGGTGGGTCGGTAAGCGTCGGCGGCGGGTTCGCGCCGGTCGCGAGAGCGGGCCGGATGGCGGTCGCCTGCGACCACGTCGGATTGAGCGGCTGAGTCGAGAACGGCCCGCCAGCGGAGCCAGGAACGCCCGCAATAGTCCAATCTTGCGTCAGCAGCACCACGAGGCTTTGTAAGTGCCGCATGTTGACGTCGTGCTCGGCGATTACCCGGAATAGCGACTGGTCACGCTGGAACGCGGAGATGACCGAGGTTCCGTCGTTGTATGCGGCGACGTCCGACGCATCGACGATTACGTTATAGGTATCAGCAATGACGAAGTCGGCCATATCGACGAAGTAAATCTCGCTCCCCTGCGAATAGGTAGCAATGCTCAGGTTCGTCGGGATTTGCTGCGTCAGCTTGACGGGATAGCCCTCGAACATCCCGCGCTCCATTTCGTCTTTGAAGTAGAAACCGCCGATCGAGTCACGCGCCAAGGTAATAAACCGCGCGATCGTCGGCGCCATAATCCAGACCGGCCGGATCATCCGCGACATGCCGTTCTGCAGCGCGAGAATCGCGGCCGATGTCCCGTTGAGGATCGCGTTTAGCTGATCGCCGGCTGCCGGCGTCGCCGGCATCGCGGTCACGGTAATCAGGTTCGCGGTCGAGACCAGATGCCGCATGCCGATCGGACCTTGCGCGGTGCCGTCGCCGCGGAGGAACGCGAGATCCTCGCGACGCGCGACAGTCTGCACCAGGTCGTCGCGGACGATCTCCTCAACGCCGATCGGCGAGCGCCGGATCAGGTCATTCGAGACCGGCACCATTGCCGTCAATTTCTTGGCCGAGAAGTTCACATCGTCGAACCGCTCTTGACTGATCGCAATGTCATTGAGCTCGCCCTGATAGGCGGCGGTCGCGCCGCCCGCGAGACGCGGGATCGTCAGGTTGCCCATCGGCATCCCGACCTCCATCGGATTAGCGCCGCGGACCGCGGTCGAGGCGCGCAATAGCTCGATCAGGTCGGCAAGAAAGTCCTGCGGAATGAGCGCGCCGCCTTCGCCGGTTATGCCGCCAGCGAGCGCGCGGGCGACGATATCATCGCCGAAGCGGTTGCTCACCCATTCGGCAGCTTTGTCGAGTCCGACCTTGTTGAATCGGGCGTGCAGAATGCCGAGAACGTAGCGTGAGGCCTTGACGCCGCGCTTGTCCTTCAGTCCGGCGTCGGGATCGCGCTTCGGCCGCGCGGGAGCGGTCGCAAACCGGACGCGGAAGCCGCCGCGCTTGCCATTGTCGCCGTCGCCGTTCTCGTCGTCGTCCTCGTTCGGATCGCTCGCGCCATCGGCCGCGGCCTGCATGGCGGCGGCGATATTGCGGAGCCGCGCGTCGAGCGTCGCCAACTGCTCGGCGAGTTGGTCAAACGTGCTCGACTGCTCCTCGTCGATCGGCTTGTCGGCATCGTCCTCTTTGACGATCGTCGTCATCTTGGCGACGATCTCAGCGCGCCGACGCTTCATCTCGCGGTGTTTCTCGCTCAACGTAGACATTGCGGTTGTTCCTATGCTGTGCGCGCCGCGGTCTCGCCATTGCGAGTAACAGACGGCCGCGCGTTGCTCGTTGTCGGGATAGTCCTCGACCATTGAGTCATTGCCCATGCATCGGCCGATAAAGTCGTCCTGCGACTCGCTATCGCCCGGCGTCGGGATCGGCACGGCGCTAAGCGGTTGCTAGCGCCAGTTGGAGCACGCGTCGGCGGCGCGCTCGGGCTATTGCTTGTTCTTGCTTGGCGGCGATCTCTTCAGCGGCGAGACCGGTCACTTCCTCGCCGGTTACCGGCGGGGTATCGGATGCGACCGCGGTGCCTTCGCCGGGACCCGGCGCGTCGATCAACGCTTCCGGATTGGCGGGGACGGTAACGACCGAGAGCTCGACGAGCTCCTGCTCTTGGAAGTCGATACCGGGGAACCAGTCGGACGCGCCGCGTGTCTCGTCGTCGGTATAATCCCACTTGATCGGCCGGAAGCCGACGCTAGTCGCGGCAATGAAGCCGGAGCGCGCGAGCCGGTAGACCGACTCGGCGAAGGCGCCGCCCTCCGGCGTATCGGTCGGAATGAATTCTACTGTCGCCTTAAGCGCGTCGCCGTCGATGCGGATATCGAAGGCGCGGCCGATCGGCAGACGCGTTGCGTCATGGCCCCAGAGCACGACCGGATTGCGGCGATAATTCGCAAGGTCCCACCCGCGCACCGAGATCACGTCCTGTTCGCGATCGACGCAGCCGGTCGAGATGGTAAAGCGGAGCGCGCGGTCGTCGCCGCCGAGTTGTTCGGCCGGCGCGATCATCTGCTTGCGGACGCCGAGCCCGGCGCGCTTGCAATCGCGGTTGCGATTAAACGTCTTGAACACGGTTGCGCTAACGAGATGCATCGTCTGGCTCCCCCGGTCCTGGCTGCGCTGGCGACGCGTCCGGCTTCGGCGCGGTCGGCGGATTGGCGGACGGCACCTGTTGGCCGATGTTCTCCGGCTTGGTCGGATCGGCGGTGTTGAGCGGGACGCGGTATTCGTCGCCGCTGCCGTCCGCGATCGGTTCCATGTTCTCGCGCGCGCGGACCTCGTTGCGATTGAGCCAGCCGTTCAAGGTGCCGATCTGATACGCCTGATAGCGCGTCAGCGTATCGCCGCGCGTCATGTCATCGAAATCGAGCTTGCATTCGAGTATGCCGCGCTCGTCCTCGAATAACAGGTGGTGGTCGAATAGTTCCTCGATCGACTTCGCGGTCGGCTTGAGCGCGCTATCTACGTATTGCTGATTTTGCTGCTCGATGTTGTTTAGCGTCGCCTTCTCAAGCTCGCCGACCCGGTGCGGCGGAACGCCATAGAGCCGGCATATATCGATGACCTGGAAGCGCCGCGTCTCCAAGAATTGCGAGTCTTCGTTCGTCATGGCGATTTTGTCGAACGAGCCGCCTTCCTCCAATATCGCGACCTTGTGCGCGTTCTGCACACCGGCATGCGTCTCGCGCCAGCTATTCGCCATCCGCGTTGACGCTTCCGGCGAGAGTTGCCCGGGAAACTTGATAACGCCGGAAACCTGTCCGCCCTGGCGGAATAGAATGCCGCCGTGTTGCTGGGTCGCGAGCGAGAGACCGATTGCGTCCTGTGCGATCGCGATCGGCGAAACGCCGACATAGCCGTCGAGCGAGATATTCTTGAGATGGATCATATCGTCCGGCGGGACGACCTGGCCGAAGCCGAGCCGGCGCGAGTTAATCCGGTAGTACATCTCGCCGTCCTCGGAGAGCGAGATGCCGACGCGGTCCGGCGCGATCGGGACAAGCTCGACCGGATCGGCCGCGCCGTTGCGCTCGACAACGATATAGGCGTTGCCGCGTAGGCAAAGCGAGGTTAGCGCGTAGCCGATGAATTCATACCAAGTCTGCCAGCGGTTCGGCCGGCGGAATACTTTGACTAGCGGATGCCGGTCCATGATTTGGTAGCCGCCGCCGATCAACCGGCGCCGGACGAAAGGCCGCAGCATTGCCATGTCTTGGCTGATCGCGCGGATACAGCCATAGACGGCCATCGATTGCATCGACGTAAACGGGGTAACGGGAACGCCGGTATTCGACGCGTAGCCGCCGAGCGCGGCATAGAGCATCGGTTGCGGCCAGCCGAGACCACCGAGCGTCGAGGTAACCGCGGCGTCGTTCTTGACGACGGTCGGCATAGTCAGGCGCGGCTCGCGCGCAGTACCTTGGAGAACGCCATACGGCCGGCCGCTCATGTCACATTGAATACGTTGCTATTGGCGAGTTGCGCCGGTTCCTCGGTAGCGCGGGCGCGGATTTGCACGCCGGTTCCAGAGACCATGGTGACACTACCCGACCAGGTACCAGCGGTTACCGTCATCGGCACGAACGTTCCGGGCACTCCACCGATTAGCGGCGCGGCCTCGACCAAGCTTCCGGCGGGCGTTACGGTACCAGTAATCGCTACTGCTCCGGCTACCTGCGGCGACGTAATGGCGTTGATGGTAACGACGATTAGGCTCGCCGCGCTCATATCGAGCCATTGCACCCTGGTCGGATTGGCAAAGGTTCCCATTACAGCGCCGGCACTCTGCGGCGCGACCAAGTCAGTTTTCCATACTGGCATCGTTTAGGCCTTTCATCCGAAGCTAATCAGCCCCCGGCTCTCATAGACCGACTTCGGCTTGCGTTGCATTGCACGCGCAATGCCCATAATGAGCGCATCGGCCGCGTCGATCTTGTTCTCCGGCCGCGGCCGGCGCGGAAAGACGTTGTTGTTGGCGTCGTAATGGCCGACGACATTTGAGATGCACCAGGCGAGTGGTCCGTTGCCGTCGTGCTCGATCCGCCGGCTTCGCATCGCCGCGTCAAGCTCTTTCGTCGGTTCGGTATAGTTGGCGGTAATCTTGCGAAACTCGACGACCGGAATTCCGGCCGCGGTAAGGTTCTGCGCGAGTTGCGTCGCCTGCCACGGATCATAGGCGACGGAGAGCACGCGGAACCGTTTGCATAGATCGACGATCTCGCGCTCGATCTGGCCAAAGTCGGTCTCGTTGCCGCCGGTCACGACTAGCTCGCCGTCGCGCGCCCAGCCGGGATAGGACGCGTTGCGCGCCTCGATGACCGCCGCCTCGTTGAGATAGCACCGCGCGAAAGCCGCGTAACGGTTCTCCGGTTGCGGAAATACCAGCGCAAGCGCGGCGAGATCGGTCTTACTCGCGAGATCGACCGCGAGATGGCACTCGCGACCATCGAAGTCCTCTAGCCGAAGATCGTGATTGGCGCATTCGTTCCAGGCGCGCATGCTAAACAGCGCATCGTCGGCGCCGATCCACATATTCAGGCACCGCGTCCGCGCCGCGTTCTCTTGCGCCGGGTTGTTCCGCGCCTGTTGCATGATATCGCGGATTTGGTTCGGCTGAACCGAAATGCCCCAGCCGGGATTGGCTTTGATCCAGGTCGCTTCGTCCCAGAGATCGTCAGTCTCATCGACCGAGTAAATAATACCGAATAGCCGCTCGCTCTCCTGCGCGCCGTCGAGTACGCGCATGAGATAGTCCCAAAGCTGCTTGCCGATGCCGGCATTGTTGCCGGTCGCGGTCGAGATCGCGAGCATGAACGGCTGCAACCGCTTGCCCATCGCGGTCATTAGCACGTCATAGACCTCGCTGGTCCGGTGCGAGCCTATTTCGTCGCAAACCGCGACCTGGACATTTAAGCCGTCGAGCGCCTTGACGTCCGAACTGATCGGAACGAAGCGCGACGCGGTCCGCAGCTGGTAAATCGAGTTTGCGAGAACGTTGACGTTCCACTTTTCCTGCATTTTGGGCGACTGACGGACCATATTCTGCGCGACCTCGAATAGAATCCGCGCTTGGTCGCGAGTAACCGCCGCCGCATAGCCTTCGGCGCCGCCTTCGCCCTCGCCGAAGGTGAGAAACAGCGCAACCGGCGCTGAAATGGTCGTCTTACCGTTGCCGCGCGGGACATAGACCAGACCTTGGCGGAAACGGCGGACGGTTCCGCCGCGCTCGACGAAGCCGAATAGGTTCGCGAATACGAACTTCTGCCAATCCATCAGCCGGAGCGGCTTGCCGGCGTCCGGCCCCTTGATGTTCGGCATCTGGCTCGCGAATAGCATCGCGCGGGCGGCGAGATCGGGCCGGTATCCCCACGGACCGTTGCCGCCGACCGCCGCTTGATAGTCGCGGACGAAGCGCGCGCAGGCCTTGACCGCGTGATGACTCGCCTTGGTCCGGCCTTCGACGATCGCATCGGCATAGCGCCGCGCGTCGTCGATATAGCCGAGCGGATCGCCGGAAGCGCGCCGGCTAGTCGCTCTTGCCACCCGGGATGACCATCAGTTGCGTCCAGGGATCGGCTTGCGCCGCGGCGCTGCCGGGCGTCGGCTCGACCTTGAGCCGGGGCCGCGCGACCGGCGAGAAGCCCATCGCCTCAGAGGCCTTGAACATGATCTTGGCGGCGCGGTCGATCACCTCGACATACGGC